TCTTTTAGTTTTTTCTGAGCCATAAAAATAGAGCCTTCCATAGCCGACTCCATAGCTGCGTTAGCCTCAGCAGCTCTAGCTTCAACGCCAAGCTCCATTACTTGACTGATAGCGTCTTGCTGATCTTTTGCTTGTTGTTTTAATACATCTTCTTCTCCTAGAATGTCTAAAGTAGGAACATCTGTTAGTCCAAGTTCTAGAAAGACCTCTCCGAAAGCGTCTTTAAGACCTGAAGGTAACTTCATCATTCTCGTCTCAAACACATCTATATCAGAACCTAAATCTTCTAAACTTAATAATTCTCCTGGCTTTAAAATGGTGTCATTTAATAGTTCTATTGCCTCTTGAACCATTAATATTTGTTTGGCTGGGTCACCGTCCCCTATAAGTGATTTTACAGTATCAACATCTGCCGTTTTTATCATATTTATATACTCTTCTAGAGTATCTACATAGGATAGTAAAGGCCTGTTAGTACCTATCAGTCCTGCTTTAAATTGATTAACAAGAACCTCAGTGGTGGTTTTAACACCAAGTTCAAATTGAGCTAAAGGGCTTCCCTCTAAAAGAGCTTTATTTATAGCTAATTCATCATTTATATCTTTTATCTTGTCTTCTAATTTCTCTACTTGAACAGCGCTAAGAGCATTTTCTTCTTTAAATTTCTTTAAAGCGTCCGCCTGAGTTTCAGTACCTCCTAAAAATTTAGATGAAGAAACCTCTAAATCTAACACTCTTTTAGTTAAGGCTTCAGCAACAGGTAGTATCTCTTCTAGTGATTCTTTTTGAAGGGTTAAAGAGTTTATATCTAAAAAGTCTGCCTCAGATACCTTTCTTAATTCTGCTAGTGCATTGGCAAAATCATCCACGCTAGATTTAGCTTCTTTAGCTTTGCCTCCAAATTTAGTCAGTAAACTAGTAGCCACCATTACGGCTACATTTACGCCAAGTATCACACCTCCAACACCTTTAAATGAAGCGCCTAGAGCCTTAAAAGCGCCCATATAGCTACCAGTTCTAGTTTTAAGAGTTCCAAACATCTCAGCGTTAAATGCGATGTTGTTACCAATGGCTCGCATACCCTGAGCAAAACCTTGACTGAACTGAGTGGCATCCTGAGCTAAATCACCAAATCCAAACAGCGTTTGATTGGCTATTGCAAATTCTTTATTGGACCCCTTAAAACCCTTCTGACTTCTATTAACCTGTTGGTTAAATTGCTGTAAAGTACTAGTAGCTCTAGTTATAGTTCCTGTAGTAGTTGTTACTTGTTTTGATAACGCTTGCTGAGAAGTGGCGGTTCTCTTTGTACTAACTGATGCTTCCGCCATCTCGTTAGTATGATTCTCTAGTGCCGAAGTATTATTTTGAAGCCTGACAGCTGCTTCCTGTACAGACTTGGCGTGTAAATTATTAGTCTGTAACGCTCTTTTTAATATAGCATCATCTCTTTTAACCGCATCAGTTTTTCGCTTAGACTGATCTACAAATTGTTTAGTGCTTTTAGAGACCTTTTGGTTAGTACCCTTTAATTTATTTAGCTGAGACTCTAGCTTCTCAATCTTTTCAGTGAGTTTAGTCACCTCACCAGTAGTACTTGAGTCAACAATGTTCTTGAGACCAGACAACGATGACTGATCTATTTTAAATTGTACATCGTATATTAACTGTGGCATATTACTCTAGTTGTCTGCTGGTCTGTGGTAAGCCTCACGAGCCATCATTGCTTTGGTTATGTCTTCTACGGAACATTCGGCTACAAGTTCCTGCGCTCGCAATGGATTAAAGTCGGCAAGAACGTAACAGTAATAAATGTACGCCCCGCCAACTTCAACCACTAAGTCATTAGGTGCGAGCAAGTCTAATGACTCTAAAGTACTCCGACTCCATTGGATGGTACTTGTCGCCTGTTCGTAAAAAAATCCCACGCTTCCTCAAGCGTACCTAATTCTAATTCGTCAGACTTCCAAGTTTCATCACTTATTTCTTTATTGAGTTTCATAGAGTGATCCGCAGTGTACTTACAATACTTAGCACGAAACTCTTCATCTAAACGCCATGCGTTTAGTGCTTCAACGTCTTCAGCCGTATAGTCATCAACAATAATGTCATCAGACTTTGTTAACTTTTTATGTAACTTAGGATGGTTTTCTTTGTACCATTCCATAAGTATTTCTCTACGCCCTTCGACTATCTTATCAAAACGAATAGGGGTCGGCTTGACCTCAAACCGAACCCCCATGAATTCGCCAGTTACTTTTGTAATTCTTCCCATAAATTGCTCGCTATATTTTAGGGGTTATGCGTTAAAATATACTGAATCAGAAATACTGTAAGTGGAACCCACTACTAAAGCTGGTTCAGTGAAAACAAGTGATTCTATGTCATTTACTGTTACTCTACATCTTACATACTCTGTAGTAGATGGTAATGATGCGTGTGTTCCGTCTGTTGTGGTTACAGAAAACTCTTGAGTCTGATCAACCGTTGTGGACCAAGTATGAATAAGAGTGTTACTAGCGTTAAATGCCTGTATAGATATAGAGGCAGAACCATCACTATCGGTATCTGTGTAAGTATCAACGTATATTCCAAAGGTTAATACTTCACCACCAAATGGAAAATGCACATCATGACTTGTCAGATGAACGTTGCTTTGACTAGTAGTGGAGAACGTTTGTTGATCTCCACTAAAAGAAGTAACACCACCTGTTTTACTCCAACCAGCAGCGATGCCACTAGTCTCACCCTCTTGCCAACCATACAAAGCTAGTCCATTACAATAAGATACCTCTGCTGTGTGTTTTCCAGTGGTGGAGTCATATCCACCAATTCCTTCACGTGCGCTAGAGAATCGGAAAGACATATTTTCTTCAAACCCTTTATTGATTTGAAGCGTGCCTTCCATCTGTAGAATGGAGCCGTCTAATCCATATCCTGTAAACATAAGGTTGGTTTTGTTATTTGCCCAAGTAAATAACTGAGATTTAGAAGATTCACTATATACCCCAGTAGCTGTGAGGTTATAATTCTTACTAGTAATTATCTCACGATTATTTTCAATTACTTGAACATTGGGTTCGACAGAAATAACTTGTCGAGATGCTTCAGCTGCGCCTTCTTGTACTATGGAAAATAACTTTGTTTCACTTAGAGCGTCATAATCATTACTTCCATCTACAGAAAGATTAACCAAAGCTAATTTGCTTAGTTGCGTAGCCATGATTTGTTACCAGTTTAAAGGTTGTAATTAAGCGTCTTCGACTACGATAGCTGTATTTCCAGTTTCTTCAGCTGCTTGAGCCATTATGACCGTTTCTAATCTACCATTATCAAATGCTTGATGACCCATGATATAGCAATTTGCTGTTTTTATGCTATGAGTACCTGTTTTTCCATGCAAATGTATTCTTGCAACTACTGGAAGACTTCCGTTATTTGATATACGAGTGTCTGCTAATATAGGATTTCCAGCATCAGTAGCGCCAAATTTAGTGTTTATTGTTCGGAACATGATACGACCAGTATATGATTCATATACTTCACGATTGTTTTCCACGTTTAAAGTATCTGGTTCTAACGTTATTTCAACGCTATCAGATACTATGCCATATATATCAGTGCTTGATATTGCGTTACCTGAGCTATCCAATAAAGAAGCATGAGAAAATATTAACTTTGCCATTGTTTTTTGTGTTTAGTTTAGGATATTTGGATTATACTTTCAAAATTAACTACAGTAGATAAATAGCCATCTTGCTCCGTTATTTGATCTACTCCTGTAAAAGTCAGCGTGTCCAAAGAACTGTTTATGGTTCGAGCCTCTGTCTCTGTAGCCCAATCCATAAGTTGATCAGATATTTCTAACATTCTATCGTATCTAGCCTCTTTAATAGAGTGACTATCTGATTGTTCTATGTACACTATCGCTTGAAACTGTTGTATTAAGTCTACTGGCTTGTCTCCAGATACTAGGTAGTCTGTGTTACCACCTAACAACCTAAAAACAACAACTTCTGTTTTAATGTCTCCACGTTGTACAATATCGAAAGAATCACCACTATATTTCAATACCTTTTCTACGGTTGATCTAGAGTCAGTGCTAGAGTAAGAACCATAGTTAGATACATATCCACTAAGTATTGCGTTTCTATCCAAGTCTAGTCACCGTTGCTTTAGCTTTTAATGTTCTAGGTTTGTTCAGCATTCTTTCTAATATTTCACCTGTTTTATCAACTAGTTTACCAGCAGGTGACCCTGAGTTTTGCGAGTCATTTTCGTTAGGGAATTGTCTACGCTTGTATTTAGCTGTTCCTTCTTCATGGGTAATCATGTAGTTGTACACCTTTGCAGGATATTCAAACTTAACCGCAGGGCTTCCTGATACTGTTCCGTACCTAGAAGTCAACTCTGTATATGCTTTACCAGTATAGTTAAAGTCAGCAGCGTTTCTCTTACCAGCTTTCTTTTTCTTAGATATATATCTTTTGTTGGTAAGTTTTACTCTAGGATTACCATTAGGGTCCATAGCCGATTTATTCAGACGGTCTATGCTAGACTCATACTCTTGTTGAATCCTTGATACAGCCTCCTTCATGTGCGTAGACCTACTAGAGGTCATTTTTTGAATATCTTTAAGTACAGCCTCTCCTAAAGTCATAATATATTAATATAAGCTCATGAATCTAACTCTAGGAGTTGTCTTTGGTTTAGTAAGTAAACCGCTGAGTCTTCTCAAGTTAGCTGTTAGATATTGATTGTACATTTGATAGTACTTACCAGCCTTTGTGAATGAAAAGCTGTCCTGATGAGTTGCGTCTTGAGCGAACCACAACTCTAAAAATTTGTATGATAATAAATCAACGAGGAGTTCCTCCGAATCCGCATCGTATATAGCATCTAGCAGAGCTGTTTCTGTGCTATACGTAGTGTCGTTGATATACTCTCTAAGATTCTCAAGAATATCCGTTTTAAGGAGCTTAATTGCTTTACCTAGTATGAGATTATCCTTCTCAGAGAGATTGAGCGTTGTGGAGCCTGTAGTGACGTTTACACCCTTAAAGGTTAGCTCTTCTAGTGCATCAATATTATTTCTAGTAAGGGTTAGGTCACTGAACGCCATTATTGTTCGCTTTTAATCTTTTTTAATTCTTTGTATATCCTTATAGTCATATAAGTAAACGTTGCAATACCCACGAATATGGATATTATTGTCGATACCTGCTGTAGGGTGATGCTAGAAACTAATCCAAGCATACCAATCATAGCGTTACTGTCCATTATGTCTTCTAAGCTAATCATAATAAAAAGAGAGCCGCACAAGGCGACTCTCCTTAAAAATTAGGCTTTAGAAACGTTACCTCTAATGTATCGTCCACCTAGATCTGGTCTGAATACTTTAGTTCCGTAAAGAACTTCGATAAGTATGTCAGCGCCTGACTTGGTTTCTTCTACAGTCAATGTGTAGTTCACATTGTTAGTAGGCTCGAATCCAGCAGCTCTACGAACGCCTGAACCTGAACCGCTATCCACTGAAGGCATTACAGCAGTTACTAAGGCAAGGGCAGAAGGATCGTAGAAGAACTGCTCACGTCCAGTGTCACCTGAAGCAATATCAACTGGGTTGATGGTAGCGTTGTTAGCAACAGACGCACGTAATGGCTCTTTAAGAGTCAATACAGTTCCAGTTTGGCTTTCTACAACGTAAAAGTCATCAGAGCCTTTAGCAGCACCAAAAGTAACGATGTCACCCTCAGATAAAGATACAGCAGCAGCACCGCCAGAACCATCATCAATGGTTAGCTCAGTTTGTCCTACAGCTTCGTCAGCAGCCATAACAGCGTCAGTTACAGTAGCAACGGTGTGGTCACTTCCTTGATTGTCAATGAAGAAGTCGAAACCATAAGCACGACCCATAGCTCCACCTAATTGGATACCTGAGTCTCCACGAGTGTTAGCTTGTTGGAATAGGCTTAGTGTAGTTAAGTCTTTCTCAGCGAAAGGATCAATAACCATCATCATGTTATCAGATACAAACTTACGAGCAGCCATGATTCTTCGGGCTTCAGCAAGGTCGTTAGCGTCTAACACAGTAGAGTCAGTGTTATTGTCAGCGAAAGCTACCTCAAAAGCAGCACGTGCTTCAGTTTTAATGTCGCTATTGATTTGGTCAATAAGCTGGTGTAGTCTTGGGATGAAATGCTGTTGTACTAAGTCAGGAAGCGCAAATTTCTGGTCAGCTTTGTCGATGCTGAATCCAGAGTAGTAGTGCTTGTTGATTACTAGTTGCTCTTCGTTAGCATCAGGAGTGCCTAGAGAATAAGACCCTGAGTAAGAAGAAGGAGAACCAGTAGGCTTTACTGCACGAGTAATGCTTACAGTCTTGTTACGAGCTGCAACGAGACCTTCGATTGATGCGCCAGCTACGTTAGTAACGGCTTTGGATACCATTGGTCGGTCTGGATACTGGTTAGCTAGTGCAACCTCGACAAACGCCTCTGGTTCGTAAATGGAAAAATTACTATTAATTGCCATGTCTTTATAAAAGTTAAATTAAATGTTGGATTATATTTAGCTTTTGGGTCGCTATGACCAGAACATGACAATTAAGGTTTTGCCTAACCATAATAAGATGGATTTACGCTTGTTCAGCCCAACCGCCTGCGGCTCTGGAAGCACTGAATAGCTCCTCAGCCTTAGCACGATCTGCTGGGTTAGTCGAGCGTACAAGTTTCTGAAACTCTGCTCGGCTAGGTCTTTCACTAGCTGGAGTACCACCAGTTGCTCCGCCAGCGCCCACTTTCTTGGGCTTTGCAAATTGTTTAGCAAACTCTACAAGAGAGTTTCCTACCGATTTTCTATTGCCTTGAGCATCTAAATCAGGTACACCACCTTTGGTGGCATAAAACTGACCATTGCTCTCCTCAATTTCATATTCGTTGTAGAACAGTTGTTCTATGTAATCTTTTCTGAGCGTCAGCTCGTTGTCTTGCTCTAAAGCGCTAAAAGCAGAATTAAACTCAGAGCCTATACGACTCTCCATTTGATTCAGTGCTAATTGCTCTTTGGCTGCCTCTGCTTGTTCTTGGTATTGTTGCAACAATTCTCGCAACTTATCTGCTTCCCCCTTATCCTCTTGCACAGGTTGCATTTTATTTGACAATAAAGAGAACGCATCATCGAGAGTATTGACATCATCACCTAATATTTCAGAGAATTTACTTATCATGTCTCGTTCGACTTTGCCCTTACCTTCGTTGTAAGCGCCCCTAAAGAACTTGTCTTTATCGAACTCAGGTTGCTGTTGTACGTTTTGAGAAGTTGTCTCTTCCGTTGTTGACTCAGGAGCGTCAACGGACTCTATGTTTTCTTCACTCATAATGTTTATAAGTTAGTTATTGCTCGCTATTTAAATCAATACCAAGTTCTGCTTGGCGTTGAAGCTCTTCTTGTGGTAATATATCAATAAGATTTTTAAGATCACCACTTGTTCTAGGAATACCAAACTCATCAAAATGATCCATTACCGCTTGTATATCTTCTTGCGGCATAGAACGCTTTCTCATGTATTCGCCAGTAAGTTTCTTGAGTAGCGGTAGAGGCAATACGTGATATTGCATACCCTCTGTAATATCTGAGAATATCTCAGCAGCACTAGATAAATCATAGTGTTTAGAGTAGGTAACGTTATAATCCATAGGGTCTTCGTCACGAACCTTAGCCATTCTTTTCAGGACTTGCATTTCTACCATTTCCATGTCCATAGCTGTAGACGCTAGTAAGCCCTGTTCGTCTACGTTATCAAATCTCTTAGACGATCCTGATACGTTACTCTTAACAATGGACTTGTCTCTGACTTGAGCCATCAAGAATATCAACGACATCAAATCACCAAAAATAACATCTCTAAGATGCTGAAGGCCCTGCATATCCGCTTGATACAACATATTGTTGGGTATCTGTTGCTCATCAGGAATGATAATAGCCATACCTACACCCTCTTTGATAGTACGAGAGTCGTATTGATCGTCATCAGCGACCCCAGCTAGAGACCGAACGATAGAGTCTGTAAGTACAGGAATAGGGTGACCAAACAGCTCAGAACCTTTCTTGAGGTCATAGAACAATTCTGAGGCTGCAAGGTACATACCTTTCAAGGAGTATCTACGAGGCTTGCCAACAATAAACGAGCTGTTAGCATCGGTTTGACCCTTGAGTAGCGTAGCTGGAACCTCACCAAATGGGTTGGGTATTTCAAGGGTCTTCTTTTTAATTCCGTTTTCTTCGGTATACACACAAATGTATTCAGGAGTATAAGCAGTCCACTTGTGTTTTTTTACGTTATGTATGTCATAATACATTTGACGAGTTACAAGTAGCGTTAATATACCTTGCTTAACCTCGAAGTTCCATATCTCATGAGGTCTAACCACAAAGTTGTAAGGAACCACGTTACCATCTGTATCAGTAACAGGATTTCCCTCTCCATCCATCATTAGGTCTGTGACTACCGCCCCGAAACCCAAAACCTCTTTTACGAATAGAACCTTATCTCTATAGAACTCAGTAATGGAACACCCTGCATCATCAAAGTTGGATTCTTTGTACATCCAAAAGTCTTTGTTCTGAGGATAGCTCCTATTGACGTTGTTTTCGTCATAAATGCGCTGCTGTGCTGAGAAGAACTTCTGCTCCAATGGAAATAGCTTCATCCTCGCAAGTCTTTCTTTGTACTCGTCATTACTCTCTATAGTAGACTGAGCAATGATATAGGACTTGTCAGAGAATACGGTGCTGGATATAGCTGTGTATTCATCGTACTCCGCCTGAAACCAACTATTCATGATTTTAGCCCTGTCTAGAACCACACTATAGTATGGGTGACGACTTTCTTTCATTACGATGTCTTCAACGACATCCTTAGGTACAGAGTAGAGTTTAGATGAATCAATCATAATTATTTCATTAAGTCCATTAACAAGTTGACTAATGTACCTGAACCTAATCCAGCTCCAGTAGCCCACGCAATTATTTTTTGCTTGAACTTTACAAGTTCTTCAATTTGCTTCTCGTTATTCTCGACTTTGAACACGAGACCTTCTTTGTTGAACTCGTTACCTAACAGTGCTTCTTTCATATCTTGAATGTCTTTGGTTATTAACTCAATGACAGAATGTAACTGTTTTACTTCGAATTTTAAATCTTTATTGAGCTGTTCTTGTGAAATTGCCATTATTTGATTACCACTTTTTACACGACCAGTAGCGTGCGCTAAATTTATCTTTTGCTGTGGAGCAACGATGTCTAGCTCTGAACGACTTTCTGCGAGCAGGTTCGTTCTTGCGTATGGGCATATTAGGGTCACCGTAATGGACAATCTTTACTTTGTCGCCTTTCTTAGCTAAAACTACAAACTTTTTATCATCTCTCCAACTGTTACGAGGCTTGTTGAAGCCAGCAAAGGTGTTACCCCTATATTTGATACGACCACCGCTAAGTCTAGTTACTCCTTTCATGGCGACAAAATACTTACTATTTATGTTTTGATTCAATACCAAATTAAAGTATTGATTTGTAGTGATATTTTCTTTTACTTTTAATCTATGGCAAAGAATGAACCAGCAAAACCAGCTCTATACAGCAGAGTCAAATCTGAAGCTAAACGAAAGTTTAAAATATTCCCTAGCGCGTATGCTTCTGCGTGGATTGTGAAGGAATATAAGAAAAGAGGCGGAACCTACAAGGGTAAAAAGTCTGGTAAAACAGGTGTAGCTCGATGGATGAAAGAAAAATGGACTACTCAAGACGGACAGGCTTGTGGATCAGCTAAATTCAAAGGCGTAAAAAAATGCCGACCCACTGTGCGCGTTTCATCCAAAACTCCTGTCACTTGGAAAGAACTGAGAGCGAAAGGCAAGGCTTCTGAAGCTGTTAGAGAAAAAAATCGTGTAGGAATGGGTAAACG